TGAGGGATTTGAGAGTTATTGCTCTAGCATAAATTAATAAGGAAGTACCACTATGGAATACATAAAAGTTGAAGGACATGACCATCTTGTTAGAGATAAGTCAACTGGAGCTATTATAAACTCAGATGTAAATGGATACAATAATTATGTTAAAATGAAACAAATAAAACTTGAAGAGCAGAATAAAATTTCTACAATTCAAAATGAAATAAATGAATTGAAAAGTGATATTGGTGAAATTAAAAATCTTCTAAAGGAATTTGTATATGGATCCAAATAAAATTACGTTAGAAAATATTTCTAAATTATTTGAATATGAGAAACTATCTAGGGACATAGATAGTATAGAGGATATAGATGAATTGAAAAATTATACAAAAGCATATATTAAATTATATTTAAGTCAACAAGAAGCAATCTCTAACTTAGGTCTATAATGGCACAACCATCTACAAGACAAGAACTAATAGACTATTGTAAAAGAAAACTGGGTTATCCAGTTTTAGAAATAAATGTTGCCGATGAGCAAATTGAAGATCTTGTGGATGATGCTGTCCAATTCTTTCAAGAAAGACATTTTGATGGAGTTTCTCCAACTTATTTAAAATATAAAGTTAGACAAGAAGACATTGATAGAGGTAGAGCAAAACCACCTGATGGTCCGGGAATAGCATCTACTTCTACAACAACAAATATAGTTGGGACAGCAACAACTTTTACTTATTACGAAAATAGCAATTACTTACAAATTCCACCAGATGTAATAGGAATTAATAGAATATTTCACTTTGATTCCACAAGTTCTATTACAAACAATATGTTTAGTGTGAAATATCAGTTATTTTTAAACGATATTTACTACTGGGGATCGACTGAACTTTTAACTTACTCTATGGTTAAAAGATATTTGGAAGATATGGAATGGTTGCTAACAACACAAAAGCAAATAAGATTTAATAAGAGATCGGATAGATTATATCTGGATATTGATTGGTCAACTCTTTCAACGGATCAATATTTTGTGATAGATTGTTATAAGGTAGCAAATCCAAATGAATATAGTAGAGTTTGGAACGATTCTTTCTTAAAACCATATCTAACTGCTTTAATTAAAAAGCAGTGGGGGCAAAATTTGATTAAATTTAATGGTGTTAAATTGCCCGGTGGAATTGAATTTAATGGTAGGCAGATGTATGAAGATGGTCAGCGTGAGTTAGATGAAATAATGCAAAAAATGTCTAATACTTACGAATTACCACCATTAGATATGATAGGATAATCATATGCTAAATCCATTTTTTCTACAGGGTTCTAGTGGAGAACAAGGTTTAATTCAAGACCTCATTAATGAGCATCTAAAAATTTATGGCGTTGATGTTTATTATTTACCGAGAGAATACATAACAGAAAAGACTGTAATAAAAGAAGTTATAGAATCTGAATTTAGTACTGCATATCCCATAGAGGCATATGTTGACACCTATGATGGATATGGTGGTCAGGGTACAATACTATCTAAGTTTGGAATTCAAGAACTTGACGATTTAACTTTGATAATTTCAAGAGAAAGATTTGAAACATACATATCTCCTCTCATCAGTTCAAGTCCAAATATAAAATTAGGATCAAGACCAAAGGAGGGTGATTTAATTTATTTTCCATTGGGAGATCGTTTATTTGAAATCAAATATGTTGAGCACGAAAAACCTTTTTATCAATTACAAAAAAATTATGTCTATGAATTGACATGTGAATTGTTCAGATATGGTGATGAAATAATCAATACTAGTATTGATGATATTGATGATAACATTGAATCTGAGGGATATATACAGACATTGCAGATGGTTGGACTTGGTTCAACTGCTACAGCAACTGCTGGATTAGTAAATGGTGGAGTTAGATTGGTAAAAATTACAAATAGAGGATCTGGATACAAAACAGCACCAACAGTTAAATTTGCATCAGAACCTGGTGCAAGAACAGCATCTGGCGCTGCTCAAATGATTAGTGGAATTGTTGATTTTTGTGAGTCTGATCCAAATCTACTCAGAGTTCAAAGTGTTAGAATAACAAATACTGGAAGTAATTATACAATTGCACCAAAGATTACATTTACTGGCGGAAAAGGATCTGGAGCTGCAGCAACTTGTCTTATTGGCGATGGTATTGTTGGGATTATAACAATAACTAATGGCGGTTCAGGATATGCAGAACCACCTACAGTTTCTTTTGTTGGTGTATCTTCACTTACCGCATATGGAAAAGCACTTATTCAAAATGGTTCAGTAACTGGCATTGCCATAACTGATGCTGGTTTAAATTATATTTCTCCACCACAAATAGTTTTCAGTTCACCAGTTTTAACTGGAATTGGAACTTATATATTCAATGAATCGGTAGTTGGTAGTGTAAGTGGAGTCAGTGCTGTGGTTAGAAGTTGGAATGGGGTCACTAAAGTATTGCAAGTAGCATCAATTACAGGATCTTTTGTGGGTGGAGAAACTTTAGTTGGACAGGAGTCTGGGGCAAACTACTCATTACAAATTATAAATACTGATATTGTTGTAGATAAGTTTGCTGAAAATTCGGAAATAGAAAGGGAAGCAGATTTAATTATTGACTTTGACGAAAGTAATCCTTTCGGTAATCCTTAAAAATTAAAAGTATCTAAAATGTTTGAATATTTTTACCACGAAATATTGAGAAGAACAATCATAGCATTTGGTTCTTTATTCAATGATATAACTATAAAAAGAAAAAATGATTCTGATGATGTTTTTTCTGTAGTTAAAGTCCCTTTGGCATATGGACCAACTCAGAAATTCTTAGCTAGATTGGAGCAAGAACCAAATTTAAACAAACCGGTTCAAATAACATTACCTAGGATGTCATTTGAATTTGTTGGTCTGAGCTATGATACAACAAGGAAAGTTTCACAAACACAATCTTTCCTCAGCACTTTAGTTGATGATAAAACACAGGTAAGAAAAACATTTTTACCAGTTCCATATAATATGGACTTTGAACTTAGTGTTATGACTAAGTTAAATGATGATATGTTGCAGATAGTAGAGCAAATAATACCATACTTTCAACCGGCATACACTGTTAGTGTCAATTTGATTGATACTATTGGTGAAAAAAGAGATATTCCAATTATTTTGGAAAATATCAATATGCAAGATGATTATGAAGGAAATTTTGATACCAGAAGAGCATTAATTTATACATTTAGATTTACTGCAAAAACATATCTATTTGGACCAGTTACTGGTGCAGATGTTTCTGGAGAAATTATCAAAAAAGTTTCTCTTGGATTTGTTGCTGGAGATACAAGAGGTGCAAACAGAGATCTTACATATTCAGCAACACCAAAAGCAGTCAAAAATTATACGGGTAGTTCTATTACAACATTATCTAAGAACATTGAAATTTCAGATTCAGTAATTCAAGTTGAGAGTACAACTGGATTATCTGAGAATCAATTAATTGATATAAATGGTGAAACAATGCAGATTAAAAATGTGAATGATTTCACTAAAGAACTTACAGTTGTCAGATCTCTATACAATACGGATTTATTAGAGCATGTTTTAGGTTCTGATGTTTATACAATTGATAGTCAAGACGATGCCTTGATAGAACCTGGTGATGATTTTGGATTCAGTGGATCTCTATTCTAATGTGCTATGAAGATGACAAAAAAGTTTGAAAACCTGAACGATACTTTCAATACAGAAGATTCCACAGAAATTGTAGTTTCTGCAGATTCTTCTGAAGTTGATATAAAGATTGAAAAAATGTCATCTTCAGTTGATGATGTTAAAAAAGACTATGAATATACTAGGGGAAATTTATACTCAATTATTGAAAAGGGACAAGAAGCAATAAATGGAATTCTTGAGTTGGCACAAGAAAGTGAAATGCCAAGAGCATATGAGGTTGCAGGACAACTGATTAAAAATGTCGCAGATGCAACAGATAAATTAATGGATCTTCAAAAGAAATTAAAGGATATTGAAGAAGAAAAAGTGAAAGGACCAACTACAGTAAATAATGCACTTTTTGTAGGATCTACTGCAGACCTTTCAAAATTTCTTAAGAGTCAAGTTACTGACGAAAATAAATAGAAATAAAAATGCCATCCCTGAAACCCCACAAAACAGTTGAACAGATAGCAAAGAAGCATCGTCTTGATGTTTCTTTCATACAGAAGCAACTTGACATGGGAGAACCAATTGAGCATGAGCATACTAAAGATCATCAGTTATCTAGATATATTGCTCTTCAACATCTTGATGAAATTCCAGATTACTATACTAGACTTAAAAAAATGGAAGCATCCGCAAAGAAAGAACATAAAAAGTTTAAAGATGTGAAAGAGTCTCAAGAAGAGCAAAGATATTGCCCATTATGTGATAAGAGGGAAACGAGATCAGAATGTTCTTATGGAGAAAAGGCATGGGATAAGGTTTCAGTTAAAGACGAAGAATATTCTATGGTCAGATCTGAATTAAAAACCCTAATGGATGCCGCCAAAAGACTAAACACAATGGTTGGTAAAGGTGAAGGTAATCTAGAAGCATGGGTTCAATCAAAAATTACAAAAGCAGCAGATTATATTGATACGGCAGCAGATTATGTCTCATCTGGAGAAATGGAAGAACAAAAAATCGTAAATAAAATTTTATCTGAACTTCAAGAGGGTAAAAAAAGAGGATTGTGGGATAACATTCATGCAAAGCGTAAAAGAGGTGAAAAACCAGCGAATCCAGGTGAAGAAGGATATCCCAAAACACTAAATGTTGAAGAAAACGAAATAGATGAAGGTTTAGAGCAGGCAAGAAAAAATGTTGGTGCTGGTAAGTGTTGGAAAGGAAAAAAGGTTGGAAATCCCTCAACAAAAATGAAAGGTGGAAAAGAAGTTCCAAATTGTGTTCCAGAAAATGTAACTATTGAAGACTCTGATGGAAAAACATTTGCTGAAGTTGTGGATATTATTAAACCAGAACCAATCAAAGGATTTAAATCACAAATAGAAGAAGCAACAAGAATGCCAGCACAGACTGGAAACATCGTTGCAGTGACCATTTCATGGAGGGGAAAATATTATTCTTTAAAGATGTTCTTCCCACAATCTAAACTTCCATCGAGAAAAGATATTAATGATGAACTGCAGAAAGTATATCCAAATTCTAGGGTTGTATATCATGCAGTCTCGGAAATTCAACCAGGTCAACCTCTAATTCAAGCATTTGGTCCTCAGGGGGGCAGTTTTGCAAAGTCTGGCCCAAACATGAATTATGTTAAACCTATGGGTGAAGAGGTTGAAATATCAGAGGCAAAAAAGTCTGAAATGAAATGCAATAATCCAAAGGCCGAAGCACATGGTTCTGGAGAAACAGGTAAATCACATGTGGTTAAAGCATGTGAAGGTGGAAAAGAAAAGTTGATTCGTTTTGGTCAACTTGGAGTTAAGGGTTCTCCAAAGAAAGAAGGAGAATCTAAAGAATATGCAAGTCGTCGCAATAGATTTAAGACTAGACATGCAAAGAATATTGCAAAAGGTAAAATGAGTGCTGCATATTGGGCAAACAAAGTTAAGTGGTAAGTTGAGGTATTTTTATTATGTCTGATGTATATCTTGGTAATCCGCTTTTAAAAAAAGCAAATACGCCAATTGAATTTACGCAAGAACAAATCATAGAATTTGTTAAGTGTAAAGATGATCCTGTTTATTTTGCAAATAATTATGTAAAAATTGTCACTCTTGATCATGGTTTGCAGACTTTTAAACCATATCACTTTCAAGAAAAGTTAATTAATAATTTCCATAAGAACAGATTTAATATCTGTAAGATGCCACGACAGACTGGTAAGTCTACAACTGTAGTATCTTTCCTGCTCCACTATGCGGTCTTTAATGATAATGTTAACATCGGTATCCTAGCAAACAAAGCAGCTACCGCAAGGGAGCTCCTGGATAGGTTACAGACTGCTTATGAAAATCTTCCAAAATGGATGCAACAGGGAATTATTGCTTGGAACAAAGGTTCTTTAGAACTGGAGAATGGTTCTAAAATTCTTGCCGCTTCCA